TGAAAATTATCATACAGGAATTTATAAATAGAAGGTAAATGCATTACATTGTCTTCATGGTTAATTATAGTTCCATACCTATGTGCTACATTTGAATCACATATTTTAAAAAAATATTTTGCTATTTCCATGTTTTGCTCAAAAAATTTAGTAACTGGAGCTTCAACTCTTACGTCTTGCATTTTAAACCATTCCTTCATGGCTTGTTCTCTTTTTTGAGAACTCATGTAGCCTTTTGTAAATTTAGAGAATGTTACAGTACCATAACCTACATATTGTCCAAATTCACCAGTTAAGCCTAAATTAAAAGCATTTTCAAGCTCGGATAATGTTGCACCCTTATAATGTTCAATTACGTAATCATAAATAAATCCTGCTACATTTTTAATTGTATTCGCTTCTAAGTTGTATTTTTTATTTTCACCACTTAGCTCAATAGTTTTAATTATTAAAGCATATAATTTAGTTAATACATCCTGCTTGTTAAGGTTAATAATTTTAGTTTCATTTTTTGCTTGAACATAAAGTTTCATTTGGCTTGATAATTTCTGCATGGCTTCAGCTTCTAAAACTGAAAATCCATTAGTTGTAATTAAATTGTTCATCTTTTTTTAGTATAGTCATCCCAGTTAATATTTTCTATTGATTGCATTGCTGTTTGTATTCTTACTTCTGAAGTATTGTTGTCTTTTATAAAATCAACCTTTGCTTTCCTAAATGCATCTTTTACCCACATATTAATGGCATGGTAGTCTGACTTGTATTGAACTCCTTTACTTGCTTTGTAGTCATTAAGTTTATCAAGCATCCAATTAACTTCATGTTCTAAAAATTCAGAATTAAGTTTATCTAATTCAGATTGAGAAATAAATACATGCTCTCTTATTTTATTCTTATTATTATTATTATTCTTATTTAATTCTTTTTCTTTTTTGCTTAAAATCGCTTGACTATCGTTAAGCGGTCGCTTAGCGTTCGCTTTATTTCGTTTAGCTTCCGCTCCTTTTTTACCATTTTCTGAATTAACTTTTGATATATGATTAGCTTCAATTAACTGTTCATCTAAGAATTTAATTAATATATTTCCATTATTGCTCCAAATATATTTATCAATTAATTGATTAATTAATGATTCATTCTTATATCTTTTAATTAAATCTTCAATAGTTAATTTACCATCACGTTGCCAATAAACTGCACATACATTAATAAATAATCCTTGAAGTTCTAAAGATTCATAAACTATATCACCAGTAAGCCATTCAGTTGCGGTAAATTTAAAATATGGAAAGTTTTTTGCCATTTATATAAAATAAAAAACCCTTCGGCTTTCGAGGTAACGGGCTCTACTCACCAAAGGGATTAAAATATTATTATTATTGATGCCGTTACTCATCGGGTACAAATATACAAAATTATTTAATTAAAACAAAGTATTTTTTGTTGGTCTTTCACCTTTTTGCCATTCAGAAAACTTTTTGTCTCCCATCTTTTTAATAAAATGTTTTATGTTATTGCGATATAAACCAACTCTAAAATTTACATTTATTGCAGCTTGTTTGTCATCTTCATTTATATCATTATAACCAGCTTTAATCATTTCATCATAATTAGGGAATACATCTGAATGTCTATCAATATTCCTATCAATTAAATGGTCTTCCTTTCCACCAAAAGAATAAATAAGAATAAAGTTTTTAGGAATATTTTCTATTGATTTAAATAAACTTATCTCCTTTGTATAGGAATAAAATATACATTGTTTATTGTTTTTAGCTATTTCAATCCAATCTAAAGCATATTGTTTATCAAAGAAATCACCAGCATCATGAATACGAATATACTTAGCATTATATTTTTTAAGTTTAAGTTCTTCATTAATCATTGACTTCCATTTTTCACGTTGAAATAAAACAAGTTCTAATTTTTCTAAATGTACTTTTTTAACGTTTGAAAACATATAAGTTCCGTTTTTAGCATAACAAAAAGCTGCACATATTCCAGCGTTTGGGCATGTATTAAATTTACTTCCATCTGAAAGTTTAACCCAATGGGCAGGTAAAGTCCATCCAAAAATACCTGTTTTTCTTAAATCTGAATTTTGAGTAAATAGTTTCATATTATTCCAATCCTTTGTAAAATTCATCACGCATATTTGAGTTCATAGTGTGATAAATATCTCCTATTTTATCTAAGTATTCCACATCTGTGATATTCCTTTTTTCTAATTCTTCAACTATTTTAAAACCTTGTTTCTGCCACAAATTAAAGTCAGCACGTAGCTTAAAGTTATATTTGTTAGTACATTGAGTAGTTTGCTCAACTGTTGCTTTAAAAAGCCCTATCATTAAGTGGCTTTCAAATTCTGTTATTTGTTCTTGCTTTGTCATGTTCTTTGATTTTTAATTTATAAACTTTAATTAATTCTTTGATTTCATCCAATGTTAGTTTAAGATCATCATTCCTTTTATTCATCAATACAACGTAATTAAATGCGCTTATTCTGTGCTGTATTCTTTCGTTATATTCTAAGTGATTACCATGCAGATGTTGGTTACAATGTACGCACTGTCCGTGTACGTTATCTTCACAAAATCTTAAATTAGGGTAACGACCTACTGAAAAGAAATGACCTGCATCGAATTTACTTGTTAATGGTCTATCGCATGAAATACATGGTTTATTGGCATCCCTTAAACGAATATACTTGTTAAAGACTATTTGAAGTAAAGCTAACCATTCTGTTCGGGTACGAGTATTCTCAATCATTACTTTCTTTTTCTCTTTCCACACCTTTGCTTCAGCTAACTTTGCTGCACATTTAGCACCACAAACTACTTGAGTGGTTTTAAAAGGAGTGAAGTTACCACCGCACTCCTTACATTTTTTATTTTTTATTAAACGCATTTAGATAGTCATTAAATAAGTTTCTTGCAATAGTTACTTTGTCAATCATTCGTTCCTGTACCTCTTCATTAGCTTCCCATCTTCTAATGTATAAACCAGCATCGGAATTAAGAATTAAACGAGGGTCAAAAGAAATAAAATCGCACCATTTACGACCGCTTAATAAAAGGTAGCACTGCATTTGATAATAGTAGTCGTTATTCTCACTTTCAAAAGTTTCTTCATTAAAGAAAAAGTTTAAATGATTAGAACCTACAAAAGGACATTTTATTTCAATCATTCCTTCCTCACCTACTAATCCATCAGGACTGCCTGTTAATCCCTCAATATTTTCGCTTATAAGTAACTTTGATTCTATTACCTCATTACCTGTTCGGGCTGTGTAATATCGTTTCGCTATTGGCTCATTTTCGTGTCCCCATGCAGTTGCATAGTTGTCAATGCTTTGCTTAGGCTGACCGCTTAATCTTTCATAAACTTTTTCACGAATGTAAGTTTCTGCACCTTTGCTAAGTAAGTCTTTTTTTGCTCTTGGCTCAGTCATTAGTTTCCAAATTTCCGAACCTGTGAAATTACCTAATCTATTTTCCCACCACGTAGGTGAGTATATTTCAATTGTGCTTTCCATTAGATTGATTTTATAAGTGCTACTTCTACTTCCTGACTAACTGAATACTTTTGTTTGATAACATCTATTGAGCCACCTGACATCATATATTCCTGTGCTTTTTTATACACTTCGCTATCTTTGATTAATTCAGGTTTTTTTTGCTCAACTTTCTTGTTATCATGGTCGGCATCCTGTTCTGTTTCATCAATTAAGAATAAACCATTTAAAGCGTATTTACGAGCATAACTTGAAGCTGTGCCAGTCGCTTGTTCTGCACTCATTCCTTTGTGTTCGCAAAGTTCAGCGTAACCATAAGCAAAGTCTACAAAATCCCCTACAATTATTCTTACAGTTGCTTTTACAAAACTTTTATTACCTATTTGAACTACTTTATCGCTTAATCTTAAAAGTGCGCTATATTTAAATAGAATAGGTTTTAAGGCTTCAAGTATATCTTCAGCACTTCTATACTTGTAGTTACCAAACTTGTTTAAATTACCTTTAGGAACTTTTAATTCGTTTTGAATTGCAATTAACTTTTCAATGTTAGTTAATACTTTTTCTTGTGTTTTTTCTGTTTTCATTGTTCTTTGTGTTTTTTGACTAATTAAAAAGGAAGCGAATCGCTATCGTCTATTTTAGGTGTGTACTTTGTCTCATTAGGATAAGTTTTTGTTTCAGTATCCTTTTTAAACGGTTCTTGAAATGCAGCACTAAAGTACTTTGTACCTTTTTGGGATTCTTTAAACCATAAAGAGATTTGCATTTCTTTTCCGTTCACATTAACCGTTCCTTGATAGTCAGGTTGTTTTTCATTTGTCTTTTTAGAGTTCTTGAAGATTGCTCCCCTGTTTAGTTTAGTTTCCATTTTCTATTATTTTTAGTTGTTTTTGTTTTAATTGTTTTTTT